AGGAGGCCATTATGGCAATCGTAACTAACACATTTACCTCGCACAGCGCGGTAGGTATCCGTGAGAGCTTGGCGGACATCATTTCGTCCATCTCTCCAGAGGAAGTTCCATTCCAAAGTAATGTCGGATCTGAAAATGTTTCCAACACATACTTCGAGTGGCAGACTGACAGCTTGGCATCAACAAGCACAACGGCCATCATCGATGGTGACGATGTATCGTCTTTTGACGCGACGTCCGCAACGACCCGCGTCGGTAACTACACGCACATCCGTCGTCGTACAACTATTGTCGCTGACAACCTTGCCGCGCAAGACCTTGCCGGCCGCAACGACGAACTGAGCTATCAAATCGCAAAACGCGGAAAAGAGCTCAAAAGGGATATAGAAGCTACCCTTACGGACAATAACGCTCAGGTTGCAGGCAACTCTTCGACTGCACGCGAAACGGGTGGACTTGGTGCGTGGATTGCGACCAACGACAACCTCGCAGGCGACGGCGCGGCTCCGACTGGTAATGGTACTGACGCCCGCACAGACGGTACTCAGCGCGACTTCACCGAAGCCATGCTGAAAGACGCAATGCAGCAAGCATTTGTCTCCGGCGGTCAGCCAAGCATCCTCATGGTAGGACCACACAACAAGACGGTCGTATCAGGGTTTGCTGGTATTGCGGCGCAGCGTTACATGGCGCCAAGCGACAGCCCAACGACAATCATTGGCGCGGCAGACGTTTACATGTCTGACTTCGGCACCTTGAACGTGGTTGCAAACCGCTTCTCGCGTGAACGCGATGCGTGGCTGCTTGACCCAGAGTATGCATCTGTATGCTACCTGCGTCCGATCCAGAACGTGGAGCTCAGTAAAACCGGCGACGCCTCCAAGTCTATGGTTATCGCGGAGTTCGGCTTGAAGGTTCTCAACGAAGCGGCCCACGCCGTCGTGGCAGACCTCAACGTATCATAAGTTTAAGCGGGGCGGCTTCGGTCGCCCCGTTACTTTGGAGATAGGCATGAAGAAGCGTTTATTTGGCCACGATCCACTTACCGGCGTCACAGAGTATTGGCACGTCACGGATAAGGGAGAGTACGTCATTGAGAAGATACAAGACGTCACGTCAATTGTTAAGGCGAATAAGCGCCAATACAATGAGGCGCCGCAAAAATACGGCGACATGAATAAGGTGGCGTCAATTCCTCTTTCAGTGTATTATGAGCTCAAGCGCCAAGGGATTGCCGACGATCCAAAGGCATTTAGAAAGTGGTTGAATGATAGCAATAATCAAGCGTTCAGAACGCGATTAGGTACGCTGTAATGAAGCTACATTATAGACAGCCGTCAAGGAGATAGGCATGGCACTAGGAACATATGCAGACTTGAAAACTGCAATTGGAGATTGGTTGAACCGCGCCGATCTCGACCAAAAAATACCTGACTTCATCAGCCTCGCGGAGAGCACGCTAAACGACGTTTTGCGGCAAGCTGATATGATTACACAGTCAACCGGCGTCACCATCACGTCTGGTCGGGCAACCTTACCAGCGGATGCTTTGGAAGTTGTGTATGCTCAAGTTGCATCCGCGGAGGATGAACCCTTGGAGCAAATCTCTCCACAACAGCTTACGATGCTGCGTAGAACGCGGACCCGTGACGCGGCCAACCCGCGTTTCTTCGCAATCGTTGGACGTCAGATTGTAGTCACACCCACTCCAGCGTCAGGCAGCTTAGACATTGATTACTACCAGCGCATCCCAACGCTTGTGGGTGGTGCGGAGGACGGAACAAACTGGCTTTTGACTGATGCGCCGCACGTTTATCTGTACACGTCACTGTTGCATGCAACGCCGTTCCTCATGGATGACGCGCGCTATCAAGTGTTCCAGAACACCGTGTCTCAACAGGTCATGGCATCCGTCAAGTCGCAGCAAACTCTGTCTCTTGATGACATGAAGTCAGCGGGCTTTAGCCTACGGGCGCCGACTGACCTTACCGCGCAGGCGATGGACGCAAAAGCCGCTGTCAGCAACGCTGCAAATAACATGTAAGGTGCGCAATGCCGTCTACTTATTCAGAGCTAAAAGACCAAGTTATAAACTTTCTAAATAACATGGCGGCAGAGCAAACTGTTGACACGTTCATTGACTTGGCAGAGGCAGACATGTCGCGCCGCGTGCGCCATTGGCGCATGGAAAAGCGCAGCACGGCAGATCTGGACACACAATATATCACTCTGCCCACTGACTTTTACGAGCCGATCAGGCTCAGTATTACGACCGGCAATACACACCGCTTGGAGTTGGTCAGTCAGGGCGAGATGATGGACAAGCGGATGCGCGGATTAAATACTGCCGCGCGTCCAAAATACTACGCTTTAACAGATGGTACGATTGAGGTGTATCCCACGCCGGATACAACATATACCTTGGAAATGGTGTATTACTCAAAAATTGTTCCACTGGATAGCATTAACACAAGCAACTGGCTGCTAACATATTTTCCAGATGCCTATCTGTACGGTACGCTTATACACAGCGCGCCATACTTAGGCGAAGACGCCAGAATGCAAGTTTGGTCTGCGTTGTACGAAAAGGCAATTGATGGTATTAATGCAGACAGCAATAAAGCAAAATTTGGTGGCTCCGGCCATCGCATCAAAATAAGGAGCTACTAATGGCAAGTTTAGGTGATCGCGTTTTTGATGAGGGTCTGACGGTCCTTTCAGACGAAGCAAACAAAATAACAATTACTTCGCAGGAAGCAACGACATACACGGACGGTAATTCTACATATGCACTGGGAAGCACCACGTCTGTGACGATTGGTCAACCTACAGACCGATCAGGCGGTGGTCGTGAGGTTACAGTAAGCGCCGTTTCAGACGGCAGTGTAAGCGCTACTGACACAGCAACACATTACGCCATTTTGGACACAACCAACTCACGTTTGCTTGCAACGGGTAGCTTGTCTGCGTCTCAATCTGTGACTGACGGAAACTCATTCACATTGGCATCTTTTAAGATCGGCATACCAGATCCTTCTTAAAAATCAATAATTTAGGAGGGTTACGGGATGGCGCTTGTTGTCGCTGATCGCGTCCAAGAAACCACGACCACAACTGGAACTGGAACCTATGTTCTCGCTGGTGCGAAAGATGGGTTTCAGTCCTTTGCGGCCATTGGTAATGGTAATACGACTTATTATGCCTGTACTGATGGTACAGACTATGAGGTCGGTATTGGTACTTATACACTATCAGGGACAACACTTGCCAGAACTACGATCATCGAAAGCTCTAATTCAGATGCAGCAGTAAACTGGGGCGCTGGTAGTAAGGATATTTTTGTTACTTTGCCAGCGTCGAAGGCGACTTTCCTTGATGCTTCTGGTGATTTTACACTTGTTGGCGCTTCTTATAACGCTGTTTGGGATAAGTCCAACAATGCGCTTGAGTTTGCAGACAATGCTAAAGCCATCTTCGGTGCTGGGTCTGACCTTCAGATTTATCATAATGGTTCGAATAGTTACATTGATGAAGTTGGCACTGGAAGCATTTTTTTACGAACTGACGGAAATGCTGTTATAATTACCAACTCCACAGGAACAAAGGTCAGCGGAAGATTTTTCCCAGATAGTATAGCTGACTTGTGGTATAACGGTTCCCTAAAATTTCAAACAGAAAATACAGGCGCTCGGGTGTATGGCAATCTCGCTGTCACAGGAACCGTTGATGGCGTTGACATTGCCACGAACATCCCATCCTCTCTTGGGACTGCTGGGCAGGTATTAACAGTCAATTCGGGTGCTACGGCTGGTGAGTGGGCTTCTTTGCCTTCTGTCTCTTTAGCAGAACAAGAGTTCACGGCGACCTCTGGTCAAACAGTTTTCACGGTAACTGGTGGAATAACGAATGCTGATAATGTAAGTGTTTATCTTAATGGCTCAAAATTGTTCTCAACTGATGTTACTATTTCTGCCGCTGCAAATACCGTTACACTTGCAACAGGCGCAACAACTGGTGATCTGATTACTGTCACAGAAGTGGCTGGCGCTGCTAGTGGCGGCTCTAGTGGTGGGGTCACAACAGGAAAGGCTATCGCTATGGCGATTGTATTTGGGTAATTAAATGGCTGCACCTAATATAGTAAACGTAGCAACAATCACAGGCAAGACCTATGCCGCTGCTCTTGGCACTACCGTCACAACCTCACTGGTGAGTAACAGCGCATCCTCTGGCAAGGTGTTTAAGATTAACACTATTTTGGTCAGTAATGTCGACGGGGCAAATCCTGCAACGGTCACCGTAGACCACTATGACGGGACCACAGGTTATAAAATTGCAAGCACGATAAACGTCCCTGCCGATAGTACATTATTTCTGCTGGACAAAAATTCATCCTTATACCTTGAAGAAGGTTGCTCAATTCGTGGCGGCGCTTCTGCTGCATCTGACCTTGAAATCCTAATCAGCTACGAGGAAATCAGCTAATGGTTGGGTTTGTTGGAAATGGGCCTCATTTAACAACTGCGGGTGAGAGTGGCGTCTACACTTTGGCTCAGACTGTTGAAGGGTTTTATCCTCCAACTATTCCCGATCTTGATAATTATGTTTACGAGGGTGCTACTCAATCACTTGATTGCTCGCCACCCGAACTTTCCCCAGAGGATTTATATATTACGCCCGATGGCCTTAATATTTTCTTTACAGGCAGATCAGGAGATGTAGTTGCAAAAGCACCTTTATCAACCGCCTATGATTTAACATCTGCGGGAACAATCACAAATTTTTCTGTTAATAGTCAAGAAGGCTCTCCAACTTCGCTTCATTTTGCAGATAACCCCAATGACATATCTACATATGGTAAAAAATGTTATGTAACAGGCACAGCAGTCGATACAGTTTTTGAATATAATCTCACTACTGCTTGGGATTTATCAACAGCTAGTTTTACGACAGGGGATAGTTACAATCTTACGTCAGATGGTTTTCAAAATCCACAGAGTTTAAGATTTAGTCGTGATGGATCAAAGATGTTCGTCTTAGGCCCAGAAGCCATTAACCAATACCAACTTAGCACCCCGTGGCAAGTCAATACTGCTTCCTCGTCTGGTGGGGTTAGAACAAGCAGATTTAGTTCTGCAACTTATGACGGATTGGCCTTCAGTTATGATGGTAAGACTGGATATTTAGTTTCAACAACTGGTGATGTTATGCAGCAGTTTCATATGGGCAGTGCATTTAATCTGATAGACGTAACAAACATTACAGAAGTTACTCTGGACACGAGCGGAAACAAAGCAGGTGTATTTATTAGCACCGACAATACCAAGTTTTTTATTATTGAAGATGCTACTGACTTAGTAACAAGATACAGTTTTGGGTAGGATGGTATGACCAAATCCAGAGACTTAGGCAACTTAGCCAACGGAACTTTCACTGGTGACATTGATGTCACGGGCAGCGTTTATGCCTCAACAAACATTGGTAAAGACAGTGGCGATTACATTACGTTCACTACAGACACTCAGATGGATGTCTATATAAACGGGTCAAATGAGTTTCGCTTTGAAGCAGATGGAGATTTCCATGCGGATGGAAACATCGTGGCTTACAGCACAACGGTTGCTTCTGACGCTGCACTTAAAGAAAACATCAAACCCGTGTTGGGCCTTCAGAGCGTAATGGCTCTTGATGGTGTCAGCTTTGATTGGAAGCGTGATGGGAAAAAGAGCGCGGGTGTTATTGCTCAACAAGTTGAGAAAATAATGCCAGAGGCCGTTACAGAGGTAAAAGCTATGGACGGCTCAAAACACCTATCTGTTAATTATAACGCTTTGACCTCAATTCTTATCGAAGCAATTAAAGAGTTAAAGACTGAAATTGAGGTGTTGAAAAATGCCTCTTCCAAGTAGCGGTCAAATTGATCTCAATGCAATGCACGTCGAAGCTGGTGGAACCACAGGCACGGAAGCAACTATTAATGATAGTGATATTCGGGGCTTAATCAGCAAAGCTGGTGGTGCTCAAATGGCTTTTAATGAGTGGTACGGAGCATCTGCTCTTGTTACTATAGCTGCTCAAAGCAGCGGTACTTCAACTAGCACAACAGTTACGCTGCCGTCTTTTTCTGCTGGAGATATTGCAGTAGCAACAATTGCGGCTGTAGCTGAAAGCTACTCCAGTGGAACATCAATAACAGTTAATACACCTAGTGGGTGGACGCAAGCAGCAGGTTCTCAATCTGATCGCACTGGTCCGTTTACTAAAGGCTCTATCTATGTCTACACAGGTTTAAAAGTTTGTTATAAAGTATTGACGGCTGGCGATACAACTTTTACAAATAGTTCGAGCGGTGCAAGTTCCTTGCTAGCATATAGAACAACAGTTCAGATTTATAGGCCATCCACTTCTTCTCCAACTGTTACATTGAACGATGCGAGTACAGCGAGCAGCAATACTATAAACGCATCTGCCGCATCCTCTAGTGTAATTATGTTTGCTGCAACTGCTGGCAATAGCTCAACGCACACATGGGGAAGTGGTCCAACATACAACAATCAGTTATCGAGGGCTAACACAAATAGAGACACAAGATACGTGCGAGGAAGCAGTCATTTTCAAAGTACAGCAACACCTAGTAATGTTTCTTGGTCTAGCACCACTTCCTCAGACAATAGATATGTTTCTGGATATTTGGAGGTAACGTGATGGTCGATATTGTAACGGGTCGATTACTTGATCATAGTTTGTACGAAAAAGTTTGTGAATTTGTTTGTAGTCAAGGTGTCCATAGCAGTGAAACTGTTGGAAGATTTGCGCAGCAAAATGCGTGTTTTGCCGCAGGTCTGGATGGTGACACTGTTGTTGGAACGAGCCTTAATTTTTCCAACGCAAACACTCAGTATCTTGAAGATAAAATCGGAACGTATTTAAGTAACAACGGCATAACTCTTTCAGAATGTGTTTCACCTGTCGGGGTTTTTGTAAACCCTGATTATAGGGATCAAGGCTTAGGCGATAAATTGTCTGTAGCTAAATCGCAGTTTAGCATTGCTGACGGTTACGTCTACACTGTGCTTTGGGGTTATGAAAGCCAAGCCATATTTGATTACTCAACAAGGATTGGAAATCTGATCGACACTGGCGTGGACGATATGTACGGTTACAGAATTTATTTAAGACGTTTGACTGATGTTGTTTCGGCACTGAGCGAGGAGTAAACTAGATGTTTGGCTTACATCCCATAGCGGCTGCTCCGTTCGCAGATGCGGGTGTAACTTCTGTTGCTTACGAGCTTACCGCTTCTGATATCACGGCAGGTGCGCCAAGCGTAGCCAGTGCCACAGTCACCCAAACACATGCTCTATCAGGAATAGGCGTCACGGCTGGCTCACCAAGCGTTGCGTCCACTGGAACAACCCAAACACACGCCTTTATCTCAACGGCAATCACAACGGGCAACCCATCCGTTGCTTCAAGTTCAATTACGCAGACCCACGCGCTAGGTGCGAACGGCGTCACAACGGGATCGCCCGTTGTTAATGACTGCACGATGGCCGAAGAGGAAACATTTAGTACAAGTAGTCTTGAGACACAAAGCCCCGTCCTTGGCTCTCCTGCAATCACTCAGGAACACGGCCTCACCGCGAACGGCGTCACAACGGGATCACCCGTTATCAATGACTGCACGATGGCTGAAGAGGAAACATTTAGTACAAGTAGTCTTGAGACACAAAGCCCCGTCCTTGGCTCTCCCGCAATCACTCAGGAGCACGGCCTCACCGCAAGCGCGGTTACTGCGCAAAATCCAATCGTTGCAAGCGCATCTCTCACCCAAACACATGCTCTATCAGGAACAGGCGTCACATCTGGCATCCCGACCATTGCAAGCACCGCGTTCACCCAAACATATGCTCTATCAGGAACAGGCGTCACATCTGGCACCCCGACCATTGCAAACACCGCCCTCGCCCAAACACATGCTCTATCAGGAACAGGCGTCACGGCTGGCTCTCCGGTACTAGCAAGCGCATCTCTCACCCAAACACATGCTCTATCAGGAACAGGCGTCACGGCTGGCTCTCCGGTACTAGCAAGCGCATCTCTCACTCAGAGCCACACCTTTGCTGCCTCTGCAAATTTGGTCACGGGTGCGCCATCTGTCGGTTCTGCCGCGATGGTGCGAATTGTTGCGCTTTCGCCAACGGGCTTCGTGGCGGGTTCTCCTGCGCTTGATAGCCCATCATTTACTCAGAGCCATACATTTACAGCGACAGCAATTACAACAGGTGCGCCGTCCGTAGATCAAACATCTATTTTACTTGTCACTCCAATTGCTACAAACGATGTTACAACACAAGCGCCCGTTGTTGACGATGTTGACATAGACCAAACGCATGTTTTGACGAGTGATGATGTTATCAGCGGAAACCCTGTTGCAGACGCGCCAGCGATTACTCAGGAGCATGTTCTTGGCTCAAGCAACATCACTACAAACGCGCCTGTTGTTGGTGACTGCAATATGTCCGAAGAAGAGGCGCTGGCAACGGCTGACCTTGTTGCGGGACAACCAAGCGTTGCTGCAACGTTAATCACTCAAGAACACGTTCTTGGCGGCGCAGACATAGTCACACAAGCGCCAGAGTTGGCTTCAACGCAAATCAATCAGGGCCACGTTCTTGGGGCGTCTGACATCACTTCTGCCGCGCCTGTGGTCGATGATCTTACAATATCCGAAGAGGAAACGCTTGCGGGTGATGACATCACTTCTGTCGCGCCTGTCATTGATAATGTGGTGTTGCTGCAAGAACATGTTTTGGCTGGCGCAGAGGCGGTTTCTGGCGCTCCTGTGCTTGGCTCGCCAAGCATTGTTCAAACGCACGTTCTAACGCTTTCTGACCTTACGGCTGGCGCTGTAGAAATCCAAAGCCCAAGCATCAATCAGACACACGTTATAGCGCCGACAGGTGTTGCGGCGGGTTCGCCTGTGTCTGGCTCGCCAGAGATGTTGGCGAAATATAACTTTGTTACAAGCGATCTAATAGGCTCTGCGCCTGTTGCGGGGCAACCTGCAATAACTCAAGAACACGTTCTTGGCGGCGCAGACATAGCCACACAAGCGCCTGTTGTTGACAGCGTAGACATGGATCAAGCGCATGTCTTGACACCTTCTGATCTTAGCAGTGGAAACCCTGTCACTGACGCGCCAGCGATTACTCAAACACACATCTTCGGATCAAACGGCATCACAACAAATGCTCCTGTTGTTGCTGATTGTAATATGAGTGAGCGTGAGACTTTCACAACAGAAGATTTTACATCTGGCGAACCCTCTCTGGGGACGCCTTTGCTCACACAAGAGCACGTTCTTGGTGGCGCAGACATAGCGACACAAGCGCCAGAGTTGGCCTCTACGCAAATCAATCAAGGTCATGTTCTTACCGCCTCTGACATCACTTCTGCCGTTCCTGTGGTCGATGACCTTGCGATGTCCGAAGAAAACACTCTAGCGGGTGATGACATCACAGCGGGTGCGCCTTTCGTTGATAATGTGGTGTTGCTGCAAGAGCATGTTTTGGCTGGTGATGGAATTGTGGCTGGCAATCCTGTTGTTGGGTCATTAAGCATTCAGCAACCGCACGTTCTAACGTTTTCTGACCTTACGGCTGGCGCTGTTGAAGTCCAAAGCCCAAGCATTAATCAGACGCACGTTATAGCGCCGACAGGTGTTGCGGCGGGTGCGCCTGTGCTTGGCTCTCCCGAAATTGTTCAACTAAATAATTGTACGGCAGATGATCTGACGGGCTCTGCGCCTGTTGCGGGGCAACCTGCAATAACTCAAGGACACGTTCTTGGCGCTGATAATGTTCTGGCTGGTGTTATGGTCCTTGATGGGCTGGTCAAGTTTGTTTGGACGGAACAAACGGTTACAGCGGAGGCTTGGACAGATCAAGCAACTGGCAGTGAGACTTGGACGGATCAAATGGTAAGTGCAGAAACATGGACGGAAGCTGCATAGTGTGATATTTTGCACAAAAGGAGTTTAGCATGGCTATTTCGATCACTCGCCCGACCGTGGGTGCGTCAACTGACACATGGGGTACCACCCTTAATGCGGGTCTTGAAGCCCTTGAAAGCACATTAAACGGTAGTGGAACGGGGAAAACAACTATCTCCCCCGACTTATCTGCGCTGACAATAAATGGGACTAATTTTACAGGCACTGCGGCTGACTTAAACAAGCTCGCCAGTGTAACGGCAGATGCGGCTGAGTTGAACTTGGTTGACGGTGCAACGGCTAACACGGTGGTCAACTCAAAGGCGGTTGTTTACGGGTCAGCGGGTGAAATAGCCAGCGGCGCGATTACATCAACAAGCTCTGTTACTGGAACCAGCTTTGAAATTGGAGACTGGAAGATATACGTTTCCGGCACAGATTTAAAATTTCAATACAATAGCGTTGATGTTTTCAAGCTATCGACTACGGGCGAAGTGACCGCCGAGGGTGACATTACAGCATTTGGAAGTGCATAATGACTACGACGACTTCTTTGGACAATTTTGGTCACGGTAATACGTCTGTTTCTCTAAGTGAGTTACGAACTTATTACGGGTTGACAGGTGCCGTTTCGCTGAACGGAAACTTAAACGGTGGCACAAATCCTGTCCCCGACAGCTTTCCCGTGGCAGGCGCTCAAACGTCTTTTTCAAACTATCGTAATGCCAATCGTATCTTAAAAAAGAAAGGCACCACCCAAATTATTACAAGTGGCACATCATGGACACCTACACAAACTGGATGCGTTCAATACCATGTGTATGTTTTGGGTGGCGGCGGTTCTGGAGGCGGGTGTTATACAACAAGCGACAAAGAAAAAGTATCGTCTGGCGGCGCAGCGGGGGGCGTAGCGTTTCGTCGATATAGCGTGGAAAACGATGGAATTACTTCCGCAACAATATCCATTGGCGCGGGGGGCGCAGGAGTAACTGTTGTAGGCACTTTTTATTTTTTAATTACAGGCAGAGATGGCGGCACGACTACATTTACTCCGAATAGTGGCACGGCAATTTCTGCAACTGGCGGAAGTAGAGGATTTGCTAGTAAATTAGGTACGTCAGCGGGGCAAGCAGCAAGTGACCCTGAAAATTATGCTTGGGGATATTGCGCTTCATCATCTGGTGGCACCGGATCAGGTGGTGAAAGTAATTATACGGGCGGCATTGGAGTTGGGTTTAATATCGGCGGAGACGGATCAGCGGTTTCTGGTGGAGGCTCTCCAAACTTAGGGTCTGGCGGAGTTAATGGAAGCACCGCATCTGCGGCAGGTTTTGCGAGCACAGGCACAACCGGAGCACCCACAAAACCGTCTGAATGGGGGTCAGATGTTTCGGCAACGTTTCGCGGTAGTGCTGGAGTTCAGCATTCCAGTCTTAGTGCCGGTAGTTCGAGCGATGCATCAAATTACGGCGCGGGGTCGGGTGGAACTTCTAGTGAAGTTTATCAAACCGCTGACAACGTTTACACCGGAGATGGCTCGCAGGGCGCAATCTTTGTAACTTATTACGAGATTAACACATGACGTATATACCGCTGGATATACCCGCTGGCTTCTACCGTAACGGCACCGACCTTGAGCAATCAAACCGCTGGCGGGACGGCTCATTGGTGCGCTGGCGTGATGGTAGCTTGCGTCCCGTCAAAGGCTGGAGCGAGCGCAAAACGTCATTTAGTACAAACACCATTCGCGGAATGCATGCTTGGGAGAGTTTGGACGGGTCCGTCTATCTTGTTGGCGGATCGTACAACGAGCTTGTGGCAATGGTGGGCTCTAACACGCTCTACGATATTACGCCTTCCGACTTAAACTCAGGCTTGGAAAGGGCTTCCGTAATTACCGGCTACGGATACGGCGATTATGGCGCAGAAAGCTATGGCGACGAGCGCAGTGATTACGGAAACTACTCAGAGGCGACTGTCTGGTCACTAGACAACTTTGGGGAATACTTAGTCGCGTGTAGCGCCAAGGTGGCTGGTAATGGCGATGGGCGGCTTCTTGAGTGGCAACTTGGATCTGCGGCGGACGCAGCGGCAATCAGCAATGCGCCGATAGATTGTCTTGGCTTAGTTGTGACGGAAGAGCGTTTTTTGTTTGCTCTTGGAGGCAGATTTCCGGCTGAAAGCTACGCAAACCCGCGCAAAGTGTACTGGTGCGATCAGGGGGATAATACGACGTGGACCGCGGCTACTACGAACCAAGCGGGCAGTCAGGAACTCCAGACGAGCGGAATGATAATGCAGGGATTGCGGACGCGCGGCCAGACGTTAATCATTACAGACGTAGACGCCCACGTCGCTCGTTTCGTCGGAAGCCCGTTTATCTTTGGATTTGAAAGGGTAGGCACCGCGTGTGGCGCCATATCGCGCAAAGCCGCTGTTGATGTTGATATGGGTGCTTTTTGGATGGGTCAGAGAGGGTTCTTTACATTCCAAGGAAACACCGTACAGCAACTGCCGTGCGCCGTGCACGACTACGTGTTTGATGATTTTGAAAGCAGTCAGCAAAGCCAGATATGGGCATGGTCAAATGTTGAGTATGGAGAGATTTGGTGGTTCTATCCGTCTTCAAATAGCCAAGAAGTAGATCGTTATGTGGCATACAACTATAACGATAATTATTGGATAACTGGAAACCTGTCCAGAACGGCTGGCGTTCCCCGCGGCGTGTTTAAACACCCGCTTTTGATAGCAACGAATAAAACTGTATACGAGCATGAAAGGAGCGGGAATAATTACGACGGCGCAGATGTTTTTGCCGAAACCGGCCCAATATCCTTGGGTAACGGCGATCAGACAATGAACGTGATGCAGCTTATACCCGACGAAAAAACGCAGGGCGAAGTCAGCCTAAAATTCAAGACGAGATTTTATCCAAACGACACCGAAACAACGCATGGTCCGTATACACCAGTTAACCCAACCGGCGTGCGCTTTGCTGGCCGTCAATTCCGTATGCGTGTAGACGGCACGGCGGGCAAAGACTGGCGTGTCGGCAACATGCGCGTCGATGCGTTCCCCGCAGGTAAGCGATAATGCCTATCCCCGCGCTGCCTCCAATTGGCCCTGACTTACGTCAATGGGGCAGACAGATTTCTTTGTACCTGCAAAGAAACTTAGCCAAGCTGGCTTTTAAAACGGCTGACGATAACCCCTCGGAAAACGGCGTAATCTTGTGGGACGATGTGAACGGGTATCCCGTTGTGTCAAAAAATAATGAGTTTGTGCAGATCGTCCTAGAAGACGGGCATGCAAATTTTATCAAGACGTCTGATGTCGTGCCGGTGGCGGCAAACACAGCATATAAGCTGACTTACGATGCCCCCACCGGCAATGTTGGAATAACACAAGGGACGCCGGCGTCAAGGATAGTTTTTGAGAAAGCCGGCGAATATCTGATTTCTTTTTCGGCGCAAATTTCTTCAACGTCCGCGAGCACCGTGCACTTCTATTTCTGGCCAAGTATTGATGGAACAGACGTTGCAAATAGTGCAATGACTACGGCGCTGCATCAGAACAACGCGACGCTTGTTGTTTCGCGCGCTCAGATCTTCACAGTAACCGCCGGCCAATATCTCGAAGTAAACTACATGATGGATAGCACAGACGGCTTCCTTAACTACACGGCAGCGTCGTCTCCCGTGCCGGCATTACCTGCTTCCACGCTTTCGATTACTAGGGTTCACGGATGATTGATAATGTTGTACAATTGCGAGCAAAGCCACGGATCATTGTGCTGCCCGTTGTTGACGAACCTGAGAGGGTACTGGTAAAGGCACTGCCATTACTACTCCCCGCGATTGGGGTGAACGAACGCAACGCCAGTAAAGAGGATGTCGTTGCAGATATTATGAGTGGGCTGTCTTTACTTTGGACTGTCCACATGGAGGACACGCTGGTTGCCGCGTTCATAACGAGCGTCGTGAAGCACCCTCAAAGAAACACTTTACTGCTAGAATATGTAGGCGGCATGGACATGAAATTGTGGATTGAGGACGCGGTGCGTATCTTGAAAGAATTTGCAAAAGCTGGAAAGCTCGACGCGATTGAAGCAGACGGGCGTATTGGCTTTTCGAGGATCGCCAAGAAAGTAGGATTTAAAGAAATGTACAGACACTTCGAGGCGGAGGTTTAGAGATGGGTACGACAAAAACACAAAAATCGAAAATGGACCC